AATGGCGAAATCATCCGGCAGACGGTCAACTTCCGGTACGTTCTCATTGAACGCTGTCGCATTGCGGATCAGCAGAAGCATCTGGTCGGCGGCATCCCGTGTGTAACCATACGGCGTGTGGAACATATACGAACCGAGCTGTCGGCACAGCTCATCATAGTCCATCATGTTCAATCCAGCACGTTCAATGGCCTTTACGATATCATCTATGCGGACGCGATCCTGCGGAAGTTCATCTTTCTTGCGAAGCTGTTCGGACTCTTTCAGCTTCTCGATCATGGCGTCAACCTTTTTGGCGTCATCAAACTCTTTCGCGGCCATGAGCTTATCTCGCTCAAGCGTCCACCGGGCAATGTCCTGAATCGCCATCTTGGACTGAGCGCTGATCCCACTTCGTCCCTCGGTCATGGCGTCCCAGACGCGGTTGAGGGCTTCATAGTCGGCTTCGGTGTAGGCTTCACCGTTCTCACCGTAGGTCACGCCCCAGAAGTTTTCGTTCTCATCCTGGTCGCGGTCGCGGCGCTCAAGCAGTTCGATGGAACTTTCCGCGCCCATTTCTGCGAGTCTGGTGAACGCCTTTTTGATGTCCACGTTTCCATCGGCGAATCCGGCCCAGTGGTTATTCGCCTCGTGGTATTTGGCGGCTCTCAGCGCCGTGATATACCCGCCCCACGGCCCAAATTCCATGCGGAACTTGTACGACTCTTTGATGCTCTCCGGGAAGTAGGGGACATCGAACTTGATGCAGCAATAAAAATAAGCGAGATCGGTTCCGACGATTTTAGCCAACTGGAGGAAATACTGGTTCTGGCAGCTCGTACAGTAGAATGTCGGCGCACCACGGTCAAAGCCGTCCGTAGGGTTCCAACTGTTCTTGTCGGTAAGCTCCCGGCGGCAGTGCCAGCATAAACGTCTTTTGGCTCTCTGCTCGTCCATTAAGAATCCTTTCTCGCTGAATAAACCACAATATCTTGTGTTCCACCTTTGCTATCTACCACAATATCTTGTGTTTGTCAAGGGGATTTATCGGAAAAATTAAAAAGAGCGCCGTTTTTTTCGGCGCTCTGGTGCTTTTTGTCTGTTTCAGTCATCCCACGACTTCACTTCGGCGATGATTCTATCGAGAAGCGTGTCGCTGGGGCGCAGGATCTCCATCACTTCATCGTGCTCCCTGCGTAGGGCAGGATAATTCCCCGTGCGAATCCTGTTCCTGGGCTTTTCGGTATGTCCCTTAGTGTGCTTTCCGTGCATCGGCCACATGGCGGTTCTCCTTTCGGGTGTTCTCGTCTTCCTCATCAATGTCGATGGGGTCTGTGTCGAGCGGTGCTCGCTTATCCATGAAGATGGGCGGTATAATGTCGGCAATTTTATCGTTTTTTTGCCGCCGTGTATGTGCCGGATCATAATCTTCCTGCGGCGGCATAAGCGTGAAGACTGCCGTCAATACCACGAGTGCGACCGTCACGATGCCGACTGTGATGCACATGGTCACGGGATCGCTGACATAAAGGTAATGTGCCATTGCGTTGGTCACAAGCTGAATGAGCTGACCAAACAGGAACGCGAACAGGACTGTCCAGAGCTGCGTCTTCTTCATCTTTTTATCTCCTTTTTGTTATCTTCCGCTGCTTCCGAAGCCATCAGACCCTCTGTCTGTTTCGGAAAGAGCATCTACAATTTCAAGTTCCGGCGCGATATATGGCTGAATCACGATTTGCGCTACCTTGTCTCCCGGCTCGAAGACATACGCCTTGGAGCCGAAGTTGTATAGCTTGACAACGATGCTTCCCCGGTAGGGTTCGTCAATCGTTCCGCCGCAGCTCACGATGTCGTTGTTTACGTTCAGACCAGATTTGCTCTCGATCTTCCCATAGTAGCCATGAGGCAGTTCCATGTGAACGCCGGTGTCGATACAGGCGGACATCCCCGGCCAGAGCTTAATGCGCTCTTTTGCTCTAAGGTCGAGACCGGCGTCTGTCGGGTGGGCGCGAGTTGGGGCGAACGCGCCTGGGTCAAGCATAATCTTCATTTTCACACTTCCTCGATGTAGTGGCCCATGTCGGCCATGATTTTTAGTTTCAGTCTGTATTCCTTTGTCTTCGTCCCACGGCTCTTTGTGTCAACGATGTGGTATTTCCACTCGCCGTCATCCAGTCGGTAGAACGTGAAGTCGGCCAGATAGTTGATGGCGCGGTATCTCTCTCCCGTAGAACCGTCTGTATAGGCTGGCTTTAAAAGGAACTGAACCTGAAGCCGAATGTCCTTGACTACTCCCGCCATCTCAAGGGCTTTGAGTTGGTCGTAATAGGCGGCTTCCTTTTTGCTGTCGAATTTGATGATAGTCCCGTCTGGGAGAGTCCTGTCCGTGGGCTTCGCGTTATATTTGCTCTGCCTTGGCTTGCCCTCTGCGGCCTGCGTCAATTCCGCAAGCCGCTTTTGTGCCTCCGTCTGCCGTGCTTTCTGCGCGATCTGCTGTTCGTACAGTTTGCGCATTCCTGGCGGCATATCTTCCGGGCTGGAGAAATTCATGCTCACGGCGCGTTCTCTTCCAACCTGTACTCGGCCCATTTGGTGTGTTCACCGTTGGCCGTTGTATTGGTTTTGATCTCGGTGATGATGGGGATTCCATCGGCCTTGAGGTCGAAGATCCTCGCACCAAGTCTCATGATGCGCAGGTCGTTCATGGCTCTCCACGGGTCGATGCTTCCGTTGGTCTTGATGTACTCCAAGACCTTCTGCGTCTGCGTAGCCTTACTCATGGTGGTCTTTGCTCCATTCGTGCCAGAACACAAGAGCGCCGAGCACGATCATGACGCCCCAAAAAGTGATCCATGTCACATCCATTGTTACCGCCCCTCCCAAGGCGTAGATTCGTTCGTCTGATTAAACCCTCTGTTGTATTCGTCTTTTGCCCGTATGTTCGCAAGCATACCAACAAAGTCCATGTAGACCGCTCCGGTCTCTCCGTGGCGGTTTTTAGCCACATTCATCTCCATCACCTGCGGTTCCCACGGCTTCGGCTGTTCTTCCGGGGGAAGGTAGTAGGCATCGCGGTGGATGAAGATGACAGCATCGGAGTCTTCTTCGATAGCGCCGGAGTTGCGCAGATCGGCCAGAGTGCCACGTTTATCCTGCCTCTGCGTGTTCGCACGGTTGAGTTGGCAAAGCATCAGCACGGGCGTTCCCGTGGACTTGGCGAGGCGCTTGAGAGCGTGGCAAGCCATCGTGGTGGGCAGATATAAGCTGTCTGTCACCTTGTCCGGGATGATAAGCCCCAGATGGTCAATCACGATTAGGTCAAGCTTGCCTGACTGCCGTACATGGCGCTCAATGTCGGAGAGTTTGGCGTTGGTGCTGTTGATGAACAGGCTTCTCTTTGACAAATCGCTTGTCGCTTTGGCGATGGCTTTCCAGTCACGCTCACTGTCCACGTCAAACTTACCATTGAGCAGTTTCTTGTATGCGATTCCCGTTGCTCTCGCCACTCGTCTGGCCCAAAGCTGTTCTTTGCTCATTTCCAGGCTCTCGTAGAGAACACGGCCACCGGCAGCGGCTACGTTTTCCGCGATGCACAGTCCGGCTACCGTTTTCCCCTGTCCGGGGCGTCCCGCTATCGTGATAAGACCCTCGCTGATAAGACCGCCGCCAAGGATCTCATCAAGGTTCTGGTAGCCGGTGGATACGAAAGGCTTTACCTCGCCTGATGATACTTCGTTCAGGTAGTTGTAAAACTGCCTCGCGTCCTCGACTGGTGTGGAAAGGACGGTCGGCCTTGCCGAAAGCGCATCCTGTAGCTGTTCTATGGCGTGTTGCGCTTCGATTTCGCCTTGCTCAAGCGCCCATCCGATATCTTTCGCCTTGCGGTTTACGGCACACTCTCGGATGATGGAAGCGTTGTATTCCACGTTTGCTGTGGTCAGATACGCCTGCATCGTCTGTTTGACCCAATCAGAGGAAAGAGGCAGTTCCTCTTTCTCCGCCTGGGCGAGTATCGTGGTTGGGTCGATTGGCTTATGCTCGTCTTCGAGAGAGCAGGCCGCTCTGAATACGCTTCTTGCCGGATCAGTAGCGAAGTCGCTTGCGGAAACAATCTGGCGTATAAGTGGCAGCGTTTCCTGTGGGGCGCAGAGAATGCATCCGGCTACGGATTCTTCCGCCAGTACCCACGCATCCGGGTTGAAGACATCTATCTCGTTGCTCATTCGTACCCCATCTCTTTGCGCAGCTTCCTCATCTCAGCCTCAGTAGGCTCGCGCCTGTATGTAGAGGCGTCAGGTGGGGGAGAAGATGCGGTCGGCATCTGTTGGGGAACATTTGGTTTATAGCCGCCCCTATTTTGTTCCCTATCAAGCCAGCTTGTGACAAATCGCCGGACTCCTGTCTTCGTTTTCCGCT